GGTCACATCTTCGTTGCGTAGGCGCTGGCCTTCGCCTATGGTCGTTTGCGTCAGCACCCACGACCCAATGCCCTCCGCGCCGGAATACGTCGGCGCATTGCCTGGCGACTGCATCGTGTCCGATGCGTCCAAGCCCGTCACCCCGTAACGGAAGCTGGCTTCCGAGCGGGAGATCACTTCACGGATAATGACCCAGTACGGCGCTTGCGTAGCCGTCGCGTTGGGCGACACGCGCACCTGCTCAACGCGCAGCGTCTGGCAACCGATGTCGCCCAGCGGCTTCTTCTGCCCAGGCCGTTCACCCAACCGCTCGTCCCACGGGCCACGGTCGGGGTCCCAGAACATGTGCCAAAAGCTGAGGCCGTCCGTCTGCGCCCAGAACGCGGCTTCGCGCCCGATGCGCTGCATCTGCTGTTGTTCGTACTGGTATTCTAGGGCGAGCTGCTGCGCGGTGGCCTTGCGCTTATCGTCGGGGTCTTGCGTGGACGGCGTGACGGCGAACCCAGGCTTCTGATCCATCATGATCTGGAGGCGCTGGTCGAGCGCCTTGTCGATCATGTTGTACACGACACGCGCTGCATCACGCGGACGGGCCGGTTCACGCCACGGTCCCAAGCCCGACGCCGAGATCCATTGCTGGCCGGCACGGAACAAGCGGTTGCGCTCCACGAGGTGCAAGTGCATCTGCACCGACTCGCGGCGGCTGGTCCACAGGTTGTGGCACCACGAGGCCCACGCTTGCATGGAGTCCGCCAACTCAGGGATCGCGGCGGGAAAGTCTGCGCCGTACATCGCCTTCTGCAACGCGGCGAGATCTTCGTCTGGCGTTGCGCCCGTGTCCTCGGGCGGGTTGGGGGCCACTTCCGCATTGGGATCACGCGGTACATCCACACTCAGCAGATCAGCCATCATCTGCTCAAGGTTCATCCCTTCTTCCAACTCAGGCGTCAGCGGCAGCGTCATGTATGGTTACCCGTCAATGCGTCCAATACCTACCGCAGATCTCACGCGGTTCCAGTCCCGCAATTCCTCGAATCGCTCCCGCACGGCGCGGAGGACTTCTTCCTGCGCCCATGCCTCGCGTTCTTGCATCGCGTAGGCTACCAAGTCTTCTGGTACGTCGATCTCGTGATACGCGGTGGGCGTGGCGTCACTCCGCTGGGGCGCAAACGCCACGGCCACCTGACACACACGGAACACGGCGACCAATACCACGACCGCCCAGAGTCCGTGCACCAGAAGCGTCACGTTAGACGCCATTGTACTTGAGGGTGATGACCGGCGAGCCTGACGTGTAAGCGCTGCACCGCGCACGAACACCCGAGTACGCCTGGGTGCTGGCGTTCCAAATCCCGACCGCCGTGGCCGTCGTTACTGCCGTCGTCGCAGCAGGAGCCGACCCGACAGGCTGCATATGCAGCGCGACCCAGTTGGTGTTGTCGCAGGTCGCCTCAAACGTGATCGTCGCGCTCAACGTGCCCGTGATCTGCACCGACACGTTCCCGCTTGACGGAAACCCCACCAGCGTCGCGGCATCGTTCTGGGCTGCCACCGTCACGCTGTTTCGCATCTGATTGCCAACAGACATCGCCTACCTCCAAGTCTTCGTGGTCAGTTACAGTCCCATGCCCGCAACGACTTGTTGATCCGCGAGTCCGGATCATTGGCCGTTTTCGCGCTGGTCAGCTTCTCCTTCATGCCCTTCATGCGTTTATACCGGAAAGAAGATATCAGTGTTTTCGTCTTCCACCGCTGTTTCTCCTCCCCAGTACGGCTGACACTCTCCGCAAGCGCAACGACCCTCAAGGTACAATGCAGCAAAGCGAAGAAGTTCTGGGTTATCTCGAAAATGCCCAAGACCCATGTTGCACCTCATACACAATCCGCCGCGTACGTGTCCAGTGCTGTGGTCGTGGTCTACGGCAAACTTTTTGTCTTTTGGCTCACCGCAAATTACACATTCTGGCAAAGCGCGAGCTTCAAGACCTCGCGTTTTATCAGAAACTCCTTTTGGCAATACCATTCCGCGTTTGTACTCAGAACGGCATTGGCGGCACCATGAATCTAGACCGTTATTCTTTCCTCTGTGCAGCGGGAAAAACTTAGCAGTCGCTGGCTTTTCTGTTTTGCACCGTGTACAGGTCAGCATTCCCATTGACGCCTCGCTTTATTCAAACGGCTTTCTGGGTTTGCTGCGGCTTTCGGCCACATCTTGGCTTGTCCCGCACTGCGCCGACAGAAGGCAACCCGCCGCTTGGCACTTTTCTCTGAGCGAGCGGCTTCGGCCTTTTTCACCGGACGCTTAATGTCCCGTCCTTCCGCTCGCAGCGAGGCCCGACCCTTTTCATTCAGGCCACCTTCTTCTGCTTGCCCTTCTTTACGCTGCCACGCTTCGGTTTTGTATCCCATTTTTGTTTGCTATTGCTAGACAAAGGGAAACAAACATGTCGTGAGACAAGTCGTTTTTGGCAACGTTTGCCGCTAAACAAACCAACTGTACGTTTTGCTCTGTATATGGCACTAATGCATCAATGCGATCAATGCTAGCGTTTGTGTAAACCTTTCCTTTGCCAAGCACCATCGTCATTGGCCATCCAGTCAAAGCGCATAAACCGTTTTGCTTTTTCCATAAATCATCAAGAAAGTTGATGTCTATAGAACACTGTTTTCTTTGTTTTGCTTTTGCAAGTAAATAACTCATGTACGAACGTACAGATCGCGTTCGTTTTGATGCTGTATATTGAAGCTTTTCAGGACCCCAAGTTTTTTCATGGTATGAAGCTTGCTTGTCTTTAATGCATGCTTTGCACCACGAATTGTACTTGAATTCTCCGTTTGCTTTTTTCCCTGTTGTGTAAAACCGCTCAATTGGCAACATCGCTTTGCATTTTGTGCATGGCTTTTTGCCATCAACAAGCACGATGCTTGGGCGAGACATTACGCCTTCCCTTCGGGGTTCTTCCCCTCGGCTCGCTGCCACGCGGGGGACGCCATTAGTCCTCGTCCTCGTCTTCCGAGTCTTCCGAGTCGTCTTCCGAGTCATACTCGGTGTCCATCTCCTCGTCCATCTCGTCGCTTTCGTCCTTGAGCAGCGCGAGTTCGGCCTTGAGATAGCCAATCTTTTCTTCGAGCGCGGCGATCTTCTGCGCCTTAGACATGCCCTCGTCCTCGCCCTCGTCCTTCTCGCCCATCTTGCCCATCCCGCCCATCTCACCCTTCGGCTTGCCGATGGCGATCATCACCGCCACGCCAGGGCCTTTGCCCTTCCGCTGCATGATGGGCTTGCGCTTGAGCTTTTCGCGCAGTTTGCTCTGTAGATCCTGCTGCTTTGAGGCGACCGCTTCCATTCCGCGCTTTGGCATGTGTTCCTCACCACCCGTCTGACGGGAGTTGTGACATAAAGTTTCCCACTGCCGCTAATGAACGCGGCGGACCCACCTCACCATCGCCCACGTTACCATCTCGCCCGTCTTCGCGCAATGGGAATGGCGTAAACTCTGCTGGGGGAACCCCTTGCACCCGATCCCACCCATGTAGCGCCAGCCCCAGCGCCATCACGCCGTCGTCGTGGAATCCCGAGGGGGCTTCATACCGGACGCCCGACGCGGTGTAGGTAAACTCGAACGCCTCCAGCTCGGCAATCAGCCAGCCGTCAGGGATCTTGAGTTCGGTGCCTTGGAAGGCCGCGACCAGCCGCTGCATGAGTCGGAGCTTGCTCGGCTGGGTAAAGACATGGGGGCTGACGCTGACGCCCATCGTTTGCAGGTCCGCGACGATGGCATCACCCACGCCCGTGGCGTCCGCCACAATCGGGGTCTGACCGACCATCTGCCGGATCTTGTCCTTGGTCATCGCCCACGGCGATTGCCAGCGTTCCAGCACACAGACTTCGCGGTAGGCGTCCAATCCGACGACCACGGTAAAGTCCAGCGAGCGGGCCAAGTCCACGCCGTAAACTACGGCAGGTCTTGCACTTACGGGTCCAACGGCACGTCGGATGGCGTCAAGACCGAAGGGGTTCGCGCCATCATCTGTCGGAACGCCCTCGAACTCCTGCGCGAAGATCTCTGGTGGCAGTTCCTTACGCGCCAGTTCCACTTCTTCCGCAGGGATGTACGGGTTTTCCAGTGTCGGCGCACGAAAGCTCTGCCAGTCTGCATCTTCACCCAACCCTCGGTTAAAGAGGACTACAAACCCATGCCGCCGCCCTTTCGGCGTCCCGAGGATCAGCGCCCGCCCCTTGAGGTCCACCAGCGTCGGACGGATGGCCGCTTGCCAGACCTCCAGCAAATCGCGCACAATGCCCGCCTCGTCGATCACCACCAGCGCGTACTTACGGCCTCGGGCGGGGTCTGGGGTGTCCAGCGTCCAGACCTCAATAATCCCGCCAGTCACTAACTCCAGGCGCTTGTCTTGCTCGGACACACGAGCCGTGACGGGGGCCAAGCGGTCCACCAGTTCGCGCCACGCTTCGAGCGCCAGCTTGTAGCTCGGGGCAAACCATGCGACGGGGTGGCCCGCCAGCGCCACATCGCAGATCTCGCGGATGCCACAGGCTGACTTGCCCCACCGGCGTCCGCACATGACCACGCGGAACCGAGCCGGATGGGCAGCGATGGCCGCTTGGCCTGGGTGGCGCTTGTGCAGCCGCACGACGGTCTCCGTGCCACCCTTGTGCTTGCCTTTGGGACTTGCCATCAGCCAAACCGCTCCCGCATCCGCGCACTGGCAATGGCGTCACAGACCGCCTCGACCAGTTCATAGTTCATGCCGTTAGACAAGCCCGCGTCATCGAGCGCCACATGGGTCAGTTCGTGGAACAGGACGCGCCACTGGTGCCGCTTCATGGCCGTCTTGTCCAGCGTGATGGTGCGGGTGGACTCATCCCAGATCCCCCAGCATTCATCCCCATCGGGGTGCTTGATCTTGGGGGACAGGACCACCGTGACCTCGCCGGCTGGGGCCATGAGGGCCTTGGGCAGCGCGGGAAAGCTGACGGACTTCCGAGAGGGCGACATATCAGACGGGCTGCGCGGTGATGGTCTGGCCCAGCGTGGCGACG